TCTCGCCATTTAACCGAGTAATCTGGCTCTGCAAATTTGCGTCCTTATCGGCCAGATTTTTCCCCATTGCTCCCGACAAAACGGTACTCGCATCCGTGGATAATAGGTTGTTTACAATTTTTGATGTATCAATTTTGCCTGAAATCTGACTCTGGAGATTCTGGCGGATGCTGTATAGCAGAGACGCCGTTGGTATCTTATTCGCATCGTTAACATCCTGACTTGTCAACATCGATTTTAACAGCGCATTACTGTCAAGATTCATTGTAGTCGCAATGGCCTTCGATACTTTTCCCAGCACCACGGCTATAGCTTCCCCGGCAATTATATTTGCAAGTGCCGTTGCCTGTGTGAATTGGGTATTAACATCCACTGCTCCGTCAGCTGCAACCTTTATTCCAGCGCCCCCCTTAACAATTCCCTTTGTACTTCCTGTCGCGGTTGGAACGCTTGCCGTTCCATCTTCTCCGACTTTAAAAGTCACATTATCCGGCATTACAATTCCAGGCCGATCCGGCGTGGCAATATGGATATCCACCACTTGTTCTGCCTTTTCAGCCCATCCCTGCGCCTCCTGTGCCGCCGTTTGTGATGCTGTAGCAGATGTCCCAGCATTTCTTGCATGTACCGCCGCAGACTGGTTGCTGGCCTCGGCGTTTGTTGCCGACTGGCCTGCGGCTGCTTCTGATGCAGTGGCGGCGTCAGCACTGTTCAATGCCACTGTTTCTGATTCTTTTGCATTGGCAGCACTCAGGGCTGCAGATGTACTGCTTGCTGACGCTGACTCAGCAGACGCAGCTGCACTTGTTTTTGATGCCTGGGCGGCTGTTTCGCTGGCTTTTGCATTCGTCTCGGACGTTTTTGCCTTTCCTTCTGATAAGGCTGCAGCCGCCTCATGCTCTCCCGCTTTTTCGCAGTAATGTTTTGCGTTGTCTTCCACGTCCGCGGAGATAACTCCACCTACAGCATAACGCTTCGAATCTCTTGCATGTGTCTGCGCATTCGTAGCGGCCGTCTCTGCCAGCAATCGATTATTCAAAATATTTGCCTGAATATCGGGATCCAGTTTGTCAGTTGTAATACTGCCATTCTTTATAACTGCCGTGACTGTTCTGACTTTTCCTGCATCACTAACCTGGAAATCAATCTCTGTACTATCAACAAAATTAATTGTAACCAGCAGAGATGCTATGTTCGACGTATATTTTGTACCATCCGTATTCGTGATAGTCAAAATCCCATCAGCGGAAAGCGACATACTGACCGGTATTTTCTCAATATTGAGATCCACCCGTTTTGTCCCACCGTTTACATAGTGGAATACAAAAACCCCTGTGCTGGTATCATAATCAATACCATTACAGAGGTTTTGTGCATCACTGACATTGTATTTTCCCGCGTCAAGCGTGACAATTCGATTATCCAGTTCATCCACCGCCTGGTCAACATGGTTCAGGTTCGTCGCCCCCAGCGGCGTTGATGTGGACGGCCGGTTCTTCCAGTTTATCCGCGTGTAATATTTACTGTACGCCATCTTCCTTCTCCTTCTCTTCCTGCTCTGGTCCCTGGGTAAGTGTATTTCTTAAGACAACTAAAAGCTCTGCCTGTCTCAGGTTTACTCCGTTCATTGCAATCTCATTTAATATTTCAAGGCAGATAGATACTTCCTCTTTTTTTATTTGTTCCATAAGGCCTCCTATGCAATCAATCCATAATTTCTTAATACCCGTAATAGCTGCTGCACTGACGACAATAGCATTGTAGTGGTTGTCGGTGTTATAACACTTTGCCTATCATAGGGTGTATGTCCGAAAAAGCTGATTCTCCCTCCTCCTTGTCCGATTATAACTTTACTTCCTTGTATGTTCGAATAGCTAAATCCATTTCCGAATGCAATCCCTCCGTTGTAACTTGTAATAACTGGTTTACTCCCAGAAGTAAGACGCTGTATATCGATTCTCCCGGTAGTGATATTATCCCCGTTTATGGTTGTGGTTCCACTCCCCCTTAATTTACTTTCGACCTGGCTGAATGTAACATAACCTTTCACCTCTATTTTATCGGATATTAAGTTTGCCATTCTGCTAGTGAGTGTAAAATTGGATGAAGAAGAGCCAGACGAAACTATCCAGCTGATTTTATCCGCTGTCTGTTTGACTTCGGAATATTTCGTATTAAGACCATTCACTTGTTTCACGGTACTGGTGATGGAGCTTTCCGTCTGCGTGATTCGGCTGCTTAATACATTTTCAGCCCCTTTTGCCCGGGTAACCTCGCTTGTGATACTGTTTGCTGTCTGGGTAATGCGGCTGCTGAGAGAACCTTCCGCATCCTTCGCCCTTGAAACTTCGCTGCTTATCCGGCCGGCTTCAACGGTGATGCTGGCCTGAAGCTCCTTCTTTATGTCCGATGCTTCAAGCCTGATTTGTTCTGCTGTCTGGGTAATTTTCGTTGATAATCCAGTGTCCAGGTTCGATAATTCACGTTCAAACTTTGCCGCGGTGTCCGTGATGCGGGACGACAGGACCCCTTCCTGCTTTGTCGCTCGATTCGTTTCGGCTGTAATTGCTTGCGCGTTCACGCCCTCGGCAGCTTTTGCCCTGGCTACTTCCTGGCCGAGATTGGTATTCACCTGCCTGGCATATTCGTCGACGCGATTGATTTTGTCCCCGTTACCCGATATTTCATTTTTGTTCTTCTCTACATTGGATTTAATGTTATTAATCTCATCCTTAATTCCATATGTCTGATTTTGATATTGGTCTCCGGAGGACTCAATCGTGTCGGCCATACCCTGGATTCCCTTCGTTGTCCGATGCATTACGAAGGTTTCAATGGTACCTTTACTGTATTCCACATCCAGGAGATCTCCCACCTCAATGTAGGGCAGCGCCTGTAATTCAAGCGTAGCCGGCAGATAGGTTCTTCCATTGATGTTTCCATATAAATTTTCGGCTATCCCAAGCAGCTCTGCACTGCCCATTCCATAAATCAAAAAGTTATCTCTAATCTGATATTCATTTTCTCCGTCACCAAACCCTGCGGCCAGTTCCCCATCCGCATCATATAGATTAACTCGGTTTATGGACTCCACAACCCATTCTTTGTAATCCAAAGATTTATAAGTTGCCGGTATTTCTTCCGGATCGGCCGATTCGCCTGGATACAGCCCCCTTTCGACCGGGAAAAGGTCCTCCGCCGGATAGACGCCGCCATAGCCAAGCGATACATATTTAAAGGTGCCAGTCCGGTCGAAGCTGCCAAACACCCCATTTATCTCACAGATGGATTCTATTACTTTCCTTCCGTTTATGGTCGGGTCCGTATTTGACTGCGTTACAGTCATCGTGTCATTAATCAAGGTCACAGTATCATATGGGAATCCAAAGTAGTTTAAAAAGCTATTTCGGAATTCACGCATGGACAAAGGGAAAGAAAGATTCTTGTACCAGATGGAAACATCGGTATCAAACTCCTTCATACGGTCATAGGCAATGATTTTCTTGAATCGTTTATCCTTTTGAATCACTACATCATCCACTTTATAGATACCGAAAGCTAGCTTGTAATCCGCAATGATAAGCTCGGCCGTGAACCAATGATTCTTGATATCTTCTGCGACATCCGCAACCGTGATTTCAAACTTTGCCGCTTCGCAGGCGCCGAAACGCAGATAGTCATCACTGCAAAGACTTTCCTCGAGTGTAAGGCTCTCGGTTACAATCTGGTCGTCATTAATCACCAGCCAGGACTCCCCCAGGTTGGCCGGGTACAGTTCCGGGTCCGGAAACAATGTTTCAGCAGGGTACAACGAATCAATCGAATCATCATAAAAAGAAAGCCGCAGGTGACGTTCGGTCTCTGCGGTGATATTATCTCGCTTTATTAAGTTTTTAATTTCAACCGGTATATCCAGTGCCATAGACTGTACCTCCTTAATATTCAATCAGCGCAATACGCAAGCTGTTATATTCAATATCATTTCCCTGTATCCGGTATATTTTAAAGGCTATATCCGGCACATAAAACGTTCCGGTCGCGTAGGCATTCAGTTCATCATTCCAATACTTTACGCTCATCTTGTCTCTACTCAAAAAGTACGACTGGAACTCTGTTTTATCAGCCAGATGCATCCGAATTGTCTCAAATTCCACCTTGCTCCGCTTGTGGGGCAGGATATTGCGATGCAGCATCCCAGTCGCATCCACGTAGGAATCCGCGTCCTGTCGCTGGTTTGGTGTGGACTGGTAGCTGTCCAGCTTAATGTAGCGGTTCGGCAGCGTCCGTCCATTAATTTGTAATAGATATCCTTGAAACGCCATAGGACACACCTCCTTGTCACGTTAAAAGCACCAGGATTGCTCCCGGTGCTTCGTACTATACTTTAAATTTCTTTCCACATTTCAAACAAGTTACTTCAATCTTCTTCGAACCAGCGCTGCCTATCAGCAGGCCGGGAACCAGCCCGAAAGCCAGCGTGCCGACGGTAGCCCGCCCTACGCCGAAGCCTTTCTTATTGGCTGATAGGGACGTTGAACCGCAACGGGGACAATGGGCCTGATTGTCCTCTTTTTTCTCTATTGTCGCTTTGTTATTTCCTTTAAACTCGTTTTTGCTTTCAATTTTAATCTTCTCATATGGAATCTTGTATCCGACTGCTCCCGAAATGCTCTTTTGAAGCAGGCAAATAGATTTTTCACACATTAAAGAATAAAGCTTTCTTAATTCATCGCAATAGTCATCGTCAAATGAAAGCGCGAATATTTGTGGTTTTTTCATATGACGATTTCCTATTACCATAGTAATACCGGCCTCGTTGGTATCCTCCCAATAAAGCAACATATAATTCTCAATTTTTTCATATGGGCAATATCCAAAATTACGTTTATCTCGAAGTTCAAGGTTACCATATTTATAAATAATTGAATCACCATCTGCAAACTCTATACGTAGTTCATCCATATTTTTTCCTCCCATCGTTAAAATAAGTATATCAAATGAGAGGAAAAAAGTTAATAGTAATTATACAAGCACAGGATTTCTCCCGGATATTTTAGTTTTCTCCTTTATTCCCTTTATTGCCATATTGGTAATATCCCCTTTATCAATGACGGGTTTATCAGCAATTTCGCGTAATAACTCATTTTGCTGTATCATGACAGTAATAAGGTCTTTATTTCCCTTTTCTACAGCAGAGGCGATTCCTGATGTAATCTGGTCATTGTTTGCAACAGCGGTTCTTCCATTCGAAAATTGACCAACCAACTCGTTATGGTTTGCCATAAACAGACCGTCTTCCGGAAATCCTCCTGTTGCAAAGCGAGGAATTGATGGTATACGCATTAACTGCACATTTCCAGACGGGACTATCTCCTTCCCAGCAATTTCAAAGGCATCCCAACTGATGTTTAATTTCTCGTTCATCCACCCAATAAATCGATTTAGTACGTCAATTGCATTATTCGCCGCTGATTTGAATGTATCTTTAAATACTCCGGGAATGGAAGATAATAATCCCATCCACTTATCTACAGTAAACCACGGAGCAATACGAGAATCATACCATTCGTTTAATAAATCTGTCCATTCAGAGAAGCACTCCTTGAAGCCAACAATAATTCCCTCCAAGATATACTGCCCGTATGGCTTCATTGCTGTTGATGGGCTATGGATTCCGAAAACGGAACATATCCCGTCAACTATCCAGTCAAACAAATCAGCAATCGGTTCTCCCAAAGCTACTATTCCGGCAGTTAGGCCAGCCGCTATTCCAGCAATTATATTCGAACCAAACTCCAAGAAATTATCAGCGTCGAAAGCTGCTCTAAAAAATTCTTTGGCCTTTTCAAGCAGGGAATTAGAAAAGTCAAAATTGAATATCTTCTCCCCTATCAGATTCCAAAATTTTGTAATCCATTCTCCGCCCTGCAATGTGTCAATAAAGACTCCAATAAGAGCGCCTATCAGCGCACCGATGGGGCCTCCGAATATGGCTCCGATACCTCCGCTGACTACAACAAGCAGTCCTTCGCCCATTGCGTTTAGAACGCTTTCCCCAAAGTTCTCTCGGATGAAGTTATCAATTTGCTCCACTATCCAACTTCCAAAAACTTCAAATGCACCGCCTAGCCATTTCCCAGAGCCAATGACCAAAGCTATATTTTTGATTTGCTCAAAAAATGCGGCCAATTTAGGAAAACAGAGCGCGAACGCTTCTCCAAGTGTACCAGCGCCACCAGCAACAAGTGATATCATTTCGATAACATTCTTCAAAAATCCTACTATTTTCAGTCCTGAAATGAATTTGATAAAAGCCTTGATCTTCTTAATCGTCCCACTAGCCAGTTTAAACCCTAAAATCGCTGCAACAATAGCACCTAGCCCGTATCCTATCTTTTCCGCCTGCTCTGGACTAATCTTATTTAATGCATCCGCAATCCCATTCAGGGCCCCCGGCACCACTGCATTAATAAAATCAGCACCAATATCCAGCAGATCGTGGAAAAAATCCAGTAGCCCAGTACCCACGGCCTCGGCAAACGGTTCCAGTGCCTTCCAAAATTCTTTCAGCGCCGCATTTATCGTCGGCCAGTCCACTTTCAACAGGAAGCTATTCACTGCATCTGCCAGCATCGGAATCCCGGTTCCCAGCACCCAGTTTCCCAATGGCTTCAAAAATTCGTTCCAAAAGTCTTTCAACCCCGTCCAGACAAAGTTGCCAAGCCTTGACAGACCTTCGTCCCAGAGACGCTTGAGTGCTTCCCTGGCCGGCTCCGCGGCTCTTTTCAGCTCTTCCAGCATTTCCTTGATTTTTTGGGCCGCTTCCTCAATTGCCGGGTTCACTGTCACATCACCAAACAGTTCTCCTCCCATATTGCCGAAGTCTAGGGTGCCTCCGCCGACCACGTTACTATCTGCAGCCACCGGGTTCTGGTTCACGATATTCAATTCATCGAACGCCGCCAGGGACTTCGTCGCTTTCTTCGCTGACTCTGCCACATTTTCCATATTGTCTGCCAGCGTTCCGGATGATCCAGCCGCCCCGGCCATCGCATCCGCAGCCCCAGATATCCCGCCATCAGACTTTTTCCCGAACAACGCCTCGGTGAAGCTCTTGAAGTAACCGGCAAACGCCTGCATTTTGGCCATCAGTTCATTGATTACCTTGACCACAGGAGTAAGGGCGTTAATTAATCCCTGCCCGATAGTAGCCCGCAGGCTGTCAAACTGGAGCTTGAGCACACGCACCTGGTTTGCCCAGGAATCAGCCGTCCGGGCAAAGTCCCCGGAGGCATCCGCCAAAGAGGACATGACAAACTGATAACGCAGCATTACCTTTTCCTGCTCCGTCATCTTTGCCGTGGTCTTTCCAAAGCCGTTATTTAAGGCGTACTGGTCAAGAGCTGTCTGCGTCATTACAACGCCTAAATCCTTTAAGCTTTCTGTCTCACCCGTAAAGATACTCTTGAGTTTTGTGTACGCTTCATCTTGCGACAGATTGTAGAAGGAGGCCACGTCTCCCGTTAATCCGGTGATGGTCTTCGACATTTCAAGTCCGGCCTGCCCGGTGATTCCGAATGCCTTCGCCATCGCACCGTAAGTTCCCATGTATTTCTTCGCCATCGTTTCCGACAGCCCGAACTGGGTAATGGCATCTTTCGCAAAAGCGTCCACGCTGGCCGACATTTCTCCAAAAGTGACGTCCACGACGTTCTGGACCTCCGCCAGGTCGGAACCAAGCTCGGTACAGGACTTCCCAAATGCAACAATCGCGCCGACACTCAGTACCGACGCAACTGTTTTCGACATCCGGGCCGTCTGACGCTCCACATGAGAGGTCGTCTGCGAAGTCATCCTCTTTACTTTATCAAGCTCATCCCGGTATGGTTTTGTGTATGCCTCTATAATTACCTGGAGCTTTTCCAGCGTCATTCCTTCCGTGTCCCGTCACCTCCTTCTATTTTCCCTGCGTCTCTCCGTAGCTGATTATGCCGCTTTGCATAGGCATACCTGGCTTCCCTGGCCGATTCAACCAGTTCTGCCTTCTGTGCTGTCTCATAACTCTCTTTTTCTTGCTTAAAAAGCTCTGGATAGGAGTCCCAGGGATGCGGTATCTTGACCTCGTCCTTATCATCAAACAACTTGCTTGTGTAAATTCCAATCAATCCGGCCAGTTCGTAACAGATGGATACCCGTTCCCTGGCCTCCCGGACTTTTACCCGGTGGACACTCTCCAGATGGTCTCTTACCTCGCCCAGGGAATACGCCCAGAAGACCTCCGGTATAATCCCCGCATCCAAAGCCGCCGAATAGAGGTCGCCTATCAAATCCGAAAACGTTACATAAGCTCCTTGACGTCCTCCATCTTCTCTGTCAGATCCTCCCGCTGATTCTCCGTAAAAAAACCGCTCACCATCAGAATCTGCATGATAACGTCAGAAAAAAGTGTAAGCTGCGTACCGCCATCCTCCACATATTTATCAAATGCAGACTGAACATCCTTATACTTTATTCCATGTTCCCAGGGCGTCATAGCCGCCTGAAGAACCGTCAGCATAATCCCCAGAGCCGGCATGCCGCCGCTGCTCTGCAGCAGCAGTGTCAGCAGATTACAGCGATACTTCTCCTCCAGTTTACAAATCTGTTCGGTTGTCAGCTTCAGACGGTATTCCCGTTCTCCCACATTCCAATAGGCAAACGGCTTTCTCTTCTTTTCCGGCATCATTACGATTTTTTCTTCCGCCTTTTCCTTCTCGGCATTCAGTTCCTCGTCCATTCCAAATGTTCCCATTGTTTTTTTCTCCTTATACACTTGCTGATGTCGGGTCTGCTACAATAATGTCACTCTGTACCGACATAGTCAGATTAAACTCAATAACTCCATTTACTCCGCCGCCGGTACGTTTTACAGATACCTGGGCGTCATACTCCGTTTTCGTTCCATCAATCAAAGTCTCCTGAAAAGACAGCACCTCGCCGCTCTCCTGTGCCTTTCGCATCACCCGGTAAGGACTGTTTGCGGATGTGTTGTCATACTTAAACTTGTATGTCATCTCGCCGGCGTCGCCGATTCCGTTCTCATACTGCTTATTCTTATCCGTCAGGCAGGTGTTCTCTACCTTCTCCGGCTCAATGCCCATTTCCGGGATTTCCTTCAACCCCGGGAGGTCTGTATAACTGCTTCCACCGGATTTCTTATATCCCAGTTTTGCTCCATTCGCTAACATTCAATCGCTCCTTTCTTACATGCTGTGGTAGACTTGTCTGGTCTCCACGTCAATCACCATCTCATAACGCAGCTGCTTGTGCTTGTGGCCGCTCGGGTCGTCCACATCCATGCACTGGGTCCGTAAAAGTCCCAAGGCCGATACTGCCTTATCCGCTTTCACGGCAGCCTCCGATGTGCTGCGGCCGTCCCAGATGTCAACCCGATATCGGACATAGGCCTTCTGCTCCTTCATGTCCGTGTACTCGACCACCTTGTTTTCCTCCTCTGCGTACTGAACCGCAGGGAGCGTTCCCCAGTCTCTCGGATAAGCATCGGAGACATTCTCAAATACCGCTATTAGGGCTCGATATACTTCATCCTTTACATTAACCATTCTTTGTTACCTTTCTGATTTGCTTTTGCAATTCTTCCTCGACGCTGCTCCGGATGTTCTTCTCGTTTGATTTCAGAGCCGGATATAAGAAGGGCTGTGCCGGCTGCCCGTGGGTCTGGTAGAAGGTGCCGTTCTCGGTCTCGATTTTAAAAAAGCGATACTGTTCCGCGTCCTTTTTATCAATCATGCTTTCGTGAATCCACCAGGGGTTCTGGCTGTATGCGGGCGTTATCTCCGGGGATATTCCCGCATGGTTCTGCTCTCCCACAGGGCCAGTTCCGAACTCCACATAGGCTGCATGTTTCTTATTCGTATAAACCGTTCCTATTACGCGGCCGGCTTCTGTCTCGACGCTGGTTTTAATGTTGTTTCTCAGTTCCCCCTGATTGACGCTACATAGCAGTTTTGCCGTGGCCTGTACTTTCTTTGTCTGCTTCCCGATGGCCTTTGACAAGCCTTCCTCCGCCGATATGCCGAGACGATCCAGTTTTTCCAACAAACTTCCTATTCCGTCCACTTTACTCACGTTTTTCCACCTCCAGTGTCAAAAAACGATGAGGATAAATCGCAATGATTTTATAATCCGGCTCCGAATCCGGAGAGACAAACAGACAAATCCCATCACCAGCGCAAAAGAGCGGTCCTCCCTCTATCTGATATCCGACTCGGCGCCCGCCTGCCGAAACTTCCGTATAATCTCCCTCAATTCTCAAATTTCGGATGCCCGGCAGCCGCAGCCCATACATCTCTGTCTGCACCTTCCCGCCGGCCGGCCATTCCTCGGCCTGGAAAGGCATTGCCGAACCAAACTCCACATAGGAGCTGCCTTCCTTATCTTTCTTCGGTATCGCCTGGCGGTGATAGCATTTTTTTAATCTGCTCCGTTTTAGCCTCATAGGCCCGTCCTCCTACCTTTATCAACCGATATCGGTCTAGTACGTCGTAAATCTGTTTCGGCGCTGTATCAAAGCTATAGCTCTCCCCGGCGCCGCTCCGGCTGTTCTCCCCTTCAGTACCCATCCGGTTGTAGGCGATGACAGCCAATTCTCGGACAGTCCTGCTTAAGGCAGGCGGCAGCTCCGTCCGGTTGGTATATGATAATACAAACTCTGTCGCATCTGACAACAAAAGAGAGATCAGATTTTCATTGCTCCCTCCTGTCATCAATTTCAATTTTTCAAGTTCTGTCATCAATCAGACCACATCCTTTAAGACTGCCAGTAATTCGTCCTTTGTCAGCGAAGCAGCACCTTCAATACCCTTTTCTTTCGCCAGGGCTTTTAATTCATTGGCCTTCAGCTTTTCCAGTTCCGGTTTTACCTCCTCTTTCGCTTCACTTCCAGCCTCTCCCAAAGGCACATACCCCGCCGTTTCTAACTTCCGGATTTGTGCTTCGCTCTCTGCAATCCGTTCTACATTGTCCTTTATCAACCTCATCTGCTACCTCCTTATGCCGACGGTGCTGCATCTTTGATATTCAGATAAATGCTGTCCAGCTTGTTGTCCAGCACCCAGATATCATGAAACCGGCGGTAATCCATTTGCCATGCATTCAGTTTCTGGTTGATGGTAGGGTCGAAGATACGCATGATGTCCTGCTTAGTGACTGCAATGGGTGTTGCACGCGGGCAGACGAAGAAGTTGATATCCTTCGCCGTGGTTCCCTTCACATAGCCGCCCTGCTCCTGACCAGAAGTCTTACCGTCATAAATAGTAATTGCTGTGTACATGCGGTTAGAAGGTGTGGAGATAATCGGTACACCATCAACAGAAGGAACGGCAGTATCAATGCCCCCCTTTGAGAATGTGGTATTCGTAATCTTTCCGGACAGTTCCATCTCCAGCTCCATGATCATGTCCGGCGTGGCATGGATAACCAGCGGACCGTTATACAGTTCACGGATTGCCTTAATTCCTTCTTTGATTTTCCGGAGGGCCGAAGTCCCAGTCGCTCCCGGTGTATATCCATAGGATACCATTCCGGCCTTCTTCGCCGCGATCGTCTCTGCTGCAATCTTGCTAATGCGATACGCATCAATCTCCGGCACTACAAACATGCGCTGGAACTCACCCATGACGGCCGCCGCAGTGGTGACGAAGTTGTTCTCGTTGATATCGATGGGGTCAAGCTGGAACTTACGGCCTCTATCCTGCGTCATTTTACGGGTCTCGTATTCCAGGGTAACGCCGCCCTGCTGGTATCCATTGTCCCGGTCATAATCTCCCAGGCCCTGGACGGACATCTTCGGGATTTTCACCTCGGCGCCTCCATTATAGATAACCTGGCCAGCATTGGCATCCATCCAACCTGTGACCGCCTCTTTAATTGCAACCTTATCCAGCGTATTCTGAAAAAGCGTTGCTGTTGCTAATGTGTTAATAGCCATATTTTCTTACCATCCTTTCTTAAATTCCCATCATCAGGGATTCTACCTGTTTTGCCAAGTCCTCTTCTCCTCCTGATGGCGCTTTCTTTGGCGGCGTACCGCCCTTTAGTTTCTCTTCCACAGCAGCCTGCACAGCCTCCTGGAAGGCTTTTTCCACTGCTTCAATGGATTTGCTGCAGGAATCTGCATCAGCGTAATTCAGTACCTCAGCCAGTCCCACAGGCAGCTTCTTTTCGGCCAGCGTGTTCTTTGCCTCGGCCATTAACTCCCGGCGGGTAATCGCCGCCTCTTTGTCAGCCAGTTCCTTTTCTTTTTTCTGATGCAGATACTGCGCCTTCTCCTCTTTATTCATTTTTGCCAGTTTGTCAGCTTCCGACAACTTGTCATCCATCAGGAGTTCCCACTTTTCTTTAGCCGTTCCAAGGGCTTTCTGCACCCGGCGGTCAAACTCCGCCTGATAATCCTTGTTCTTCAGGATATCGTCAAAACTCTGCGGGGCAGGCTCCGGTTTGGGTTCTGGTGTTGGCTCTGGTGTCGGTTCTGGTGCAGGAGCCGGTTCTGGCCCCGGTTCCGCAAAAAGCTGGAGATTCATTGGGATTGATTCCCGATAAAAGTATTTCTTTTTCATGTCTTTTCCTTTCTGCCCCAGCCCGTTCTTCGCCCAGACTGTTGCCCTAGTTTTTCGTCATTCCGGACATAAAAATAAGACGCATTACCCGGCGCCTCAAAGGGAGATAATTGGATCACCTCCTCAGTTTACATATTTTCCTTCACGCTCGTTCTTCTCGCGCAGATAAGCAAGTTCCATTGCCTTGATTAAAACCCGTGTCAGATTTGCGAGAACCGCAATAAAAATAATTGCTCCACATATCTCCAGCACAATATCCTCCTTCCTGTTGCGATATCACAACAAATAAAATACCACCAGCCATTTCGATTGATGGTATCACCCTTCACTATACGGACATTTCCTGCATATTTCCCTGGCATACTCAATATCTTCCAGTTCTGCCAGTTCTTTCGTAGATGATATCTTAAAGAAACGATGCAGACACATCATGGAATCGTAACACAGGTCCGCACAAATCACTTTTTTGTAAACTGGGCAGTAATGATCTGCTTCATAATCCAGATTGCTATTTGACATATTTCTTTATCACCTCCAAAATCTTTCTTGTGTCACTGTCAAAGTCTTCCTTTTTCCAAGCTGTCTTGTATATCCAATCATCTCCTGACTTTGTAATAACACAAACCCCGTCGTGACCATAAAAAACCTGACGCCTTCCGCCCCACTGAACCATCATAATCTCTGCCTGGTTCATGTAACCTCGAATCTCATCGTCTGTAATATGTCTTTCGACCATTCGATGCATAATGTGATAGGGATCGTGTTTGCCTTCTGGTAAAATATATGCCTGTTTCTGAACAGGCGGGAGAACTACTGCCTTTGTTAATCCTAACCGTTTCAATTCTTCCCCAATATCGTAATATCGCTTATCACTTGTCGGATATTTTTCCAGATAATCCTTCAGGCCCTTTATGTATTCCCACTTCTCACCATCAGTATACTTCATTTTCTGGAAGGAATCCAGCGTTTCAGGGGCATTCCTGCCTAAAACTTTCCTATACTTTTCATACTGCCTGCGGTCGGATGAACGGTTCCGAATCATCTTCTCATTGACCTCCGCCTTCGGTCGTCCTCTGACGTTCTTGGCATACCATTGCTCATAGGTCATATTGGCCGGTACCGTGTTTGTCTTTCCCGTCACAGGATCTCGTGCCCGGCGTTCCATCTGCGCCAGCTCAGCATCCGATATGTCACAAATCGTCGTTGACCGGCACCAGGGATGCATGGGAGGGCAGTTTTTCCCCGGATGCTGTTCGGATACCGGGAAACGCTTTCCGTCCAGCTCCCGGCATACGGTTGATGTCTTAAGGTCCAGTGTTGCCACATAGATATATGTCTCAATCCCGCACTCCTCATAGGACTGCATCTCCATCTGGTTGGCCAGGTTACAGGATTCCGTCCGAACCAGGCGCCTGGCGTTACTGGCCCCCTGGGCAAATTTGTTGGCGATAATTTCCGCCATCTCCCTGTCTGTCCTGCCAGTAACCAGGTTGACCAGCAGTTCCTCTTTCAAGTCCTGGGCCAAGGCTTGTGTATTGTGCCAGATACGGGTGGAGTAGTTGGCTCCTGACCACTTGCTGTTGATAACCTTGTCTATCGCTTTCGGATCCACCAGACCGAACGAAAAGCCCAGCCCCGTTCGTTGCTGGACATCAAAAATGGACCTGTAATAAGCCTCGTTGGCAAGGTCCACGTAATGACTGGTATTCTTCGCTTTTTCCTGCTGGTAGATATTTTGCATGGTCAGGTCAAGTTGATTCTGTAGCTGCTGGAGCCGTTCCAGTCGTGCTTGATACGCTGGACCCTCCAACTCTGCCAGAATATCCTTCTGAACGCCGTCGCCGGCCCACAGCGCCGCTTTTAACTCGTCAAGGGAGGTTTTATCATGTAAGCTATTAAGCAGCCTATATGCCTCTTTATCGGTCAGATGATGTTTACGCTTATACCGCTCGAATATCTTATCCAACTCAGCACTAAGATAGCCAGATGATTTTTGATAAAGCTTTGCTATCTCGTCGGCGGTATCCTCTGCCTTTGCCATGTATTGGAACATTTCCTGGGCTTTACGCTTCTCCCAATATGACAGGCTACTCATTTATTCATCCTCATCTTCCGGAGGGGTATTACTTCCCAGGCCGAATAGCTCCATCTGCTGTTTCGCCGCTTCCTGCGCCTCTGTTTCAACGGCTGCTACCTCATCATCTACGTTCCCTACAAACGGCACCTGTGACAACAGCGTCTTCTTGCTGATTTTCCCCCAGAGATTGCTTACAATCTGGCTAATCTCCAGCAGATTCTTCGGCATTGCCCGAGAAAATGTCGGTGTGATGCCGGACACATCAACCTGGACAGATTTACTCTTTGCCAGCCAGGCCGCGAACAGTCTCAGGCGTTTCCGCAGCCCCCGTTTGTAATACCGGGTCTTAATTTTCGTGATGTTCTCCATGCCAAGGAGCTTAAACTCCATAGCCACTCCGCTGACGTTGCCACCAAAGCTCTCGTCTGTCATGCAGGGTATGTGGGAGAACTTATGAATATCCTGCTCAATGGCTTTCTTCAAGATTTCCACACCGGATTCATCAAAGGTTCGAGTCAGGTATTCCGCTTTTGAATCCTTCGGAAGTTCCAGGAGTTTGTCGTCCTTTACTCTCTCCTTCGCTGTCTTCCCCTCTTCGTCCTTCGCATCCGGGTCGCCCAGCATGGCTCCGTAAATTGCCAGAATTGCATCAATAAACTGCTCCTTATCCGTGATACGGTCGCTCATCAGCGCGTTGTAAGCATCAATCAGCGGGATTTGCAGCTCAAAGTCACCAATCGCAAGCTTGTTGTTCAGATACTCGATCACCGGAACCTCGTCAAAGTAATGCGGTGTTGGCTCCTCAAGTAATGCCTGCGGACTATCGATATTCTCAATGTTCAGCACCCACTTATAATGTTCCGTCAACACGGTAGCTACGTAGATGGTTCTTTTTCTGTCAGAGTCATCTTTCTTCGCATAGTAATAAACCGCGAACAGTTCCCGTTGTTCTATCGTGTCATCGTAAACCACAAAGGTATTTTCCGGAGACAGATTCTTGATGGTTAAATCCGTCTCTCCCTCCATCGGATAGATGTACTCATAACTCCTGCCATACACAGACAAATCCAGGCCGTTGTCTCCATCAGCTTCATCGGCTCCGGCCGTCTCAAGGGCATCAGTGAGCGGCGTTATATCTCCGTCTCCATTGTATGAGATCGGATTGCCGATAAAGTAGGCGCTGGCCGTGTCACTGATATCCTTCGCATGATTGCAGACCAGCTTTGTTTTTCGGCTCTCAGTCAATATCTTGTGCTGCCCCTCGTAGTATTTCATAAGCTTTTTTAATCTGGCAGACTCCCGGCGATGCTTCTCAATCAGCGTACGGATTGCCTGCTTATCCGGGTTTGTCTCGTCCCAGTTCTCCCGGGGCAATGTGTATATGTACATGTCTTATCACCTCCTAATGTAATCCATAGTCAGATTTCTTCCTGACCTTAGCCTTCCGGCTTGTCATCACATCCTCCAGCGCATACCGGACCGCATCAATGGTATGATTGTTCTTGTCCGGATAGCTACCTTTAAAGTTGCCGTTCTTGTCCTGCTCCAACTCATATCCGGTGAACTCCCTGGCCGCATTCGGGCAGCGCTGCTGGTCTATAATAATTTCATTTACCTCGTCAGCCAGAAACTCCATGCCAAAGTCCACGGACCCCGGCCCCTTCCTGGCACCCACGACTCGAAGTCCCAGCTCATTCAGGGCGTCTATTGCCCGCGGATCCTCACTGTCCGCTGTCACCACTCTATTGAGTGGATTGTACGACCGGATCTTTCCAGCCAGCCGGGTATTCCCCATCCGAGTTCCGTACACTTCGCCAAACAGGAAAAGACGCTTCCGCGTCCTGTCATAATGCATTTTTTCATATGCTGCCGGATCAGCGCCGAAACCAAAATCCAACCCCTGATAAATCCGGTCAAACCGTGCCATTTCTTCCTCTGTGATGGGTCTGACTGTCACATTTTCAAATACCTGACCGCCGGTCCCTGTGGCAATTCCAAGATATTCATGCTCATAGGCCTTTGGCTTTGTCTCTTTGAGCGATTCTGCCTCAACGAAGAACTGTTCACCTAACCACTCTGGCGGAACCGTCCTGTAATCGCTATGATGAACAACGGTATCGTCCCGGCTCTGGAGGATATCCTGATTTACCCAATTGTTCATGGACTTCGGCGGGTTCCAAGAATAAAAAACAAAATACTCCGAACCACCACGCATCAGCGACTGGAGTATTGTTCGTTCTTCCTCCTCTCCATCAAATTCCGCGCGCTCCTCGAACCAGATGTACTTAAAATAGCCGTTTGCCAGCTTCACTGATTTGATTTTCTGTGGGTCATCTGCTCCACGGAAGATAATTCTGTTGCCAAAAGGTGTATAAGTCAGTCCCAATGGGGAATAGCGTATCTTCCACTTACTATCCACCCCCAGAACATTAATTGCCCAGATAAGCTGCTGGAAGACTGACTCATCCAGGAAACGGCCCACCTTGCGCATTGCAATCGCATTAGCCTGCGGATCCTGCATCATCCCTAAGATGATTTCCAGGCTGACAAATGACGATTTTGTGGATCCACGCCCGCCAGCAAGTTTGTAATGTGTATGCCTATGCTCAAGAATATCCCAGTGTAGGCCATAGAAGGATGGAGCTATCAGGCCAGATAACTTAACTTGTGTCTGGTTTGGGGATGTCATTAACAATGGTCACCCCTCCTATCTGTCCACTGTGCTCAATGTCTTGTTTGTCTCGCCATCGGTCCGGACGCCGGTTCTTCAGCCAGAAGATCTGCGCTGTAGTGTCCGGAACTACTTCTTTGATTGTTGTAGTGGTTCTTACTCCTTCGGCTGTCCTTTCCTTTTTGGTTTCGGTATAGGTATAACCCAGCGCCCGTTTCAGGAGAGCGTTCTCGACCTGTATGTCAACAACCTCTTTGCCCTTTTTTAGGGCCTCTGAAACCTCTGGATACCGCTTTTTCCAGTCATACAGCGTGGCCGTGGCTATTCCGGCATTCGCGGCGATTTGCTCATCGGTCAGACCATCCCGCGCCCAGGCCTCCAGCTTCAGCAAGCCTTCCGGCGTTATCCAATATTCATATTTTGCCATCAGGCTCACCTCCTTTTGGGTATAGAAAAAGAGCCACGGGTGGGTGGCTCCTACTTACTTAAGCAGTTTTACTCTAAATCTCTTATTTGTGCTGTCTACCAAAACAATTTTGTCACTTTTCTTAAACACTCCCGTTAACTCTTTATCCCATGATATTCTTATGCTCGCATACCGTCCTGCACTTAACGAAAGCGGATAGTCTTCCCAATCTGGATTAGTATCGGAACAGAAAAAATAAGGATGGCATAATATTTTTTTCTCACGAATAAATTCTATTCTACAAATAGAAATTTCATATCGTCCCGTATTTGTAATGTCAATTATTGCTGAGGACTTAATAACGTGCCCCGTTTTAATCATACCATTATACGAGTCAATTATTTTGTCTTCTTGCAATTTCAACACTGCGTTCATTCTTTTTTGAGTTTTATATCCGGATTGCCATAAAGCAATTATTACCGCCGCACAAGTTCCTATTGCTGAAATTGCTGTCCAAAACTCTCCCCAATCCATATTTTTCCTCCCACTCAATATATAACCATCCTATCACAAAGTCCGATAAAAGAAAAGCACCCATCCCATGATAGGCGCCTTTCAAAAGGAAGAGTGTTCCCACTATTCAACTGGTTATACTTTTTCTCGCAAAGCGGTGCATCCGGAATCGAACCGGAACCCAGGGCGCGACCCTGTCCACCTACCGTTGGTGGGATGCTCCACACATTACCGGGTCGTCCCCGGTATGCACCAGCTCACTTCGCGGCTGGATAAGCGGATATCTTTCGGGCCGCACAGCAGCCAACTGGTATGATATCGACCAAGGGACCTTTCGTGTCACCTAACCGCCGTTTTCTATCCGATTTGTGAAGCCGTGAAGAAAGCGGTAAGAACGTCGGCTTCTAATCGGCCACCAGGCTGTTACACACTGGTAGCCGTTATCCGATGGAGGAGAGCCGCTGGCTTTAAGGCCTTTGGCTTCATAGTACACTATAACAGTCGTAGAACGAAATTTGTGAAATAAACGAAATAACTTTAAGGTGTTTTCATAAAATTTGTAAATTCCATTCTTACACTATCCGACGTCGCCTTGCGCCCCATCCTTACAGCTACCTCTCCCCACGTCAATTCTTCGAAGAACTTCATCCGAATAATTCTCTGCAACCGCTGCGGAACCGTATTCAACCACGCCTCGACCTGTACCTTAATCTCCGCTGCAGCTGCCCTTCGTTCCTCCAATAGCTCTTCTTCGTCATCCAGCAGGCTCGGTGTTCTCACCGTTGCATATGCCAGCCCCTCTATGTGGTAACTCTGAGCCGCATACGGGAACTCATGCATGGAGCCTTTGACGGAATCCTGAAGAATTACCTTGCGCCGTTGCCTCAACTTTTGAATCTCTCGCTCTGTCTCCTTGATTAACTCACAGGCGTCTATATACTGGGTCAGAATCTCCTTGTCCACTGGCATCACCTCCTCTTGATTTATCCTCTGGCTTGTCCCGCAATTCCATCACCGGACATAACTCCGTGTAACAATACGCCGGCATCACCGCCGACCAGGTCGCCGGCCGAGGTCCCTTCAGGATGTAGTCCTGGGCGGATGCCCGCCGGCGCCGCTGCTCTGCCACTTTTATGTAATCTGATTTACTCGTTGCAATCCCTCCCTCTTTGCTCTGCTAAATGTCAATTTAACGTACTAATAACTGGCAAGCTATCGTACAGTCATCCATAACTTCCATGTCCATTCGCCCACGCCCAGGTTCTAACTCATCCAGAAATACTCCCTTGATACAACTATGACCTATCTCTCTTTCCTGCTTGGCTCTGCGCTCAAACATATGTATGATGATCTGGATTCTTCGCCTCCCAGTCCTTGCGTACCTGCTTTTTTAACCACCTGGTACACGGGGCACCATATGCCGTATTGATACACCTAGTTTTTTCAATTACATCATCCACACCTTTGTATTTATCGGATTGTATAGGCTCAATTTTTCTTCCCAAAAGCACCTCACAATCATGCAAAAATCGTAGACTATCTGGGTGCTGATCCTCAACGTGGGTATAGATAATCTTATCAATATCTTTCGCCAGGTAGCACGCCACAAAAGACGATACTCCTGTGCTAAACCAACATACTTTCATCGTCGTTCTCCGCCTACGAACCCGGTTTCACCGGGGTAGGTATTACTCCTTTCTTCTCTCTTTCATTTTTCCGGCCCACTGCTCTGCCATAGCCCGGGCGATTCCCGGAAAAGTCTTAGACCTAATTTTTGCAGTTATAGGATTATTCCAGGCAAGGATTTTTCCGTTTTCATCTCGATTTACAAATCCACCATACTTTCCATCTTTTGTAAAGCTTTGATTTTCCCATCCCCCCATTGGTTTTTGTAAAATATCTGTTGGTCGCAAACACGGCAATCCTTTTAACCATAAACAGGTTGATTTAGAATGCGGGTGTCCAAATTGCCAAGGCTGGATAATCTGATTTGGTTTTCTGTATCTTGTAGACATAATTCCAATGGGATTTTCTATTGCAATCCTATCACACGAAGCGTTTACAAAACTCATAAAAAAGTCTATGGCCTCATCACGTAATTTTATATCTTTTAATCCTCTGGTGAACCAATGTTGTCCTGCACTACACAGATGTGTGCATGGTGGAAAAGCAATTATCATATCCCATCTCATTTTTAACAGCTCCAATGCATCCACCTGCAAATGCCACTCAAAATGACCTCCACTACACGGTTCTATATCACAGCTATACGCTTCGTGACCCAGCTTTCTCAGTTCCATGGTTACGGCCTGGCTTTCCTCGCAGGCTACTAAAATTCTCATGGTATGCACTCGGAGCAAAGACGTCTTTTACGCAGGCCTGCAAACCTCCTACTCCTTTCCTGTTATTCTGTTAAATCCTCAATTAACCTCTTTGCAAACTCTACTGCATCCACATGTCGCTCATCACACATCGGCCGCCCATGCTCGAAGGGCCCTTCGCAGTCCTCTTTATACCGGCACCCGTAGCAGGCCAGCAACTCAAGGAGGTGTTTTGCTTCTTCTGCATCTTCTCGCAGCCATGTTATAATACACTTTCTCAAGTTTTCATCTGTGCAAACTGCCTCTTCATCCTCTCCGCTGCAACCGCCCCGGCAAAATTGTCTTGTCAGTTCCTCTCCAACACCACTCTCACAGCCCATCTGGATAATAAGCTCCGCGAACCGTTCCGGCGTGCCGGCGTATTTCTCATAATTTGTCATTGTCCTCTTCCTGCCTTTGTTTTGCTTTATTCTCGTACCACTGTCTTGCATAAACGCAAGGTGCATAGCACTTATAAAAACCTTCAAGCTTTTTGTTTTTAGCTGGACAATCCTCACATGGATTACTCACATTTAATTCCTCTTGCCAGTTGAATGCAACCCGCTTTCTAACTCCAACTGCTCCAACGCTGCCATATACAACTGGCAGACCATCCGGCAACCCTCATATTTTTTCATGGCCGCCGAAAAGTCTGTCACCACCCGATCCCATAATCCTGGTTCCGAAGGCTGTCCGGTATATTTCAGGTAAAACAAGTAACTTTCGCACCAAATATTCTTTACTCCCTGTTTATCCAGCAAATTCACACCCTGCCTTTCTGTAATGTGCTCGGCGCCGCTTCCATTGATTTTCACAAAATTGGATAGCATCTACATAGTCATAACAGACTGCATCCTCTTTTCCCGGAGATACCCGGGCGATGCGGCCAATAGACTGCGTCACCACTGCATAGTCCTTCTGAGGCGCCACCAGATAAAGCCGATCCAGTCGGGGGATGTCTAACCCTTCCTTCGCCAGCCCGAAGCTGGCAAATAAAATATCCTTTCGGCCGGCTCTCATATCCTCTATGGCCTGCTCCCGCTGCTGCTTCCCCCGCTTGCTGGTCATCTGTCCATCAATCCTGACGGACCGTTCCCGGAGCTCTGCCGGAAGCATCTCCATAATCGTTTTTAAATGCGCCAAACGGCTGGACAACACCAGTCCGGCATGTCCCGCCTGAGAGACCAGGTCTTTTACTATTACCTGATTTCTCTCCCGGCTCCCGGACAGATACTCCAACAGGCTGTTATACTTTAATGTCCCGTCCGTATCCAGACAGCATCGGTCTGTTTTAATATCGGTATCCCGTCTGACAATTCGGACCCGCATCGTCTTTTCTGCCACTGCCGCATCCGGTACCTGGTAAACCACCGGCCCCAGCACCGCAAAGGTGCTTTTTATCATGCCATCAGACCTGTGTACCGTGGCACTCAATCCGTACTTATAGCGTGCTGCCAGACTGTTCATAACCTTGTAAAACATCGTCACTTGCGTTGGTGTGCCAGCCAGCCGATGACACTCATCTACGATGATAACATCCCAGGAATCCCGGTACCGGTCCAAATCCAGCTTACACAGCGTCTGCACCGTGGCAAATGTCATGTGGCTACCAATATGCACCTTTCCGGCTGTGATGGTTCCCAGAACTTCCCGGGGAAAATACTGCGCCGCCCGGTCAAGGGACTGAGTGAGTAAATCTTGGGTATGGGTAATCCACAAGGTTTTTCGGCTCAGCTTGGCTGCCAGGGCAATCCCCATCTGTGTTTTCCCGGAACCGCAGGGGCTCTGGAGGATACCACAGCTGACAGCCATCATCGCCTCCACCGCCGGTTGCTGATAATCATAGAGCGGAACGCTGCCAGCATATAAAAGGAGCCCGTTGTCAGCCAGATGAATTTCTACAGAATCACTGGCCGTCATGAATTGCCGAAGCTGTTTTCCGACTCCGACCGGAAGAACCAGGTCGCTGCCGTCCACGCGGTAGAGCCAAAGATACTGCGGCGTGTTTCCCAGCCATAGGCCCCGGCGAGCCCGGTTTGCATATTCCGGATTGGGGAGAACCAGATTTACGCTGCACCAGTCATATAGGGCCTTTGTGGCATCCTTTATCCGGATTTCACTCCCAATCTGTATCTTCATCCGCATACTCCACTTTTGCTATTTCACGGAAAACATCCAAATCATCCAGCCAGCTCTGAAGACTTCGGCCATATTTATGGATGCTGACCGGGTCAATCTGTGCCACTCTGTCATCCTTAAGCTTCTTCAATACACCAAAATCCACCAGATATATCCCCGTCTCCGGAAACCGTATTGCAAACATCCCACGCATGTTCCCGGTCAACTGGAACAGCCTCATGGCATTGTACTGGTTCTCCTCTACCCTGCTCAGCGAAAATTTGTCTCCCTGGCAGTCTTTGCAGTCAAAGAGGTAGGTGCTTCCATCCCTTGCCGCAATCACATCACAAGGCTGGCCATTTTTATTATCCTGGAATAGATGCACCCAGAACCAGTTTTTGGCCAAGACGCCGGCGAATTCTCTCTCGAATTTTGTTCCCGCTGCTTTGTTACTCATTTTGTTCCCTTTCCCCTTTCCCCTTTTTGCATTATTTTCTTTACTTCTTCTAAGGCAGCAATATCATCAGTTGTTAATCGCTTGCTGGCTGCTATCACTAATTTTAGTGCATATAAAAATTCCATAATCCTTATGGCGCCGTCGTAATTCATGCTTGTCTTACCTCTTTTCCAGTTTGTCTTACGTGAATCTTACCTGAGAAACCTCTAAATTCCTTTATTTATCAAGGGGTCTTACTGTCTTACCTAAAAACCTGTTGTATATACCAACATTTTTAGAGCAAAATACATGTGTTAAATTTTATACAAAGTTTTTTCTCTCGCGTTACGAGATATATAAACAGGTAAGACTGGTAAGACAGGTAAGACCTTATATTAAAAAGCCTTATTTTATGCGGGCTAGAGGGGTCTTACCTTTTTTCCAAAATGTCTTACCTTTTCAAATCTGGTAAGACATTTCAGTCAAACGGCAGGGTTATCTGTTCCGCCTCTATGGCCATAAAGCCATCTGAATCCGTATCATCGTCATCCTGCGGCAGCCTGAATTTTATATAGCTGGACTTGATGCCATACACCTTTGTCTGATGTACGTTTTTTCCTTGGGAATTTCGAACCAGATACCCTTTATCCGACCACTTTCTGCTCACCGCGGTATAATCAAATCCGTTCTGATCCAGAAATCCCAGAAGGACATCCCGGTTCAAAATCAAAACTTCTCCATCGATTTTCCCCCAGACCTCCCCTTTATTGGGGGAATTATCCACCTTTGGATCCTCAAACCGCACCGGATTCTTTGCAGCCCAGTTTAGGACCTGCTGGTAAGCACGCTCTGCCACGTCAACTTCACGAGCGTTCTGCAGGTACTTCTTCACGGTCTTTATGGTCAGCGGCTCTCCATCAAAAAATAACTCTGTGGAAATTTCATCCGCCAAAAGGATGCAGGCCATCGCCATCGCCTGCTTGTCCGTCGTATCCAGACGGCAAAGTTCTTCGAACAGTTCCCGGTACCTAGCCGTCAGCTGCCCTGTCTCCATTTCCTGTAAATGCTCCACAAATCTCCTTCCCGCAAACCCATAATTTTCCTGTACCACGCTGCTGACATAGTGCCCATCAGCCACCAAAGGCCCGTCAATCGCAATCTCAATAACGCGGTTCTTGCTACCTCCACCGGAGTTGGCTTTCGTGACCGGCTCCTCCCCTGTAAACAGGAAGCTGTTTTTCCATGTCCTGGTCTCCTCCACGCCGCCATAGGCCCGGGCCCGGCCACGGTCTACACCTTCTGTAATCTGGTATATCAACTGGTCAAAGTTCCCCTGCCACTTATCCTTAATTGTCTGTAGCTCGTCGCCGGCAAAAGGGATACTGCATAAAAATGCAGCATTACGCATAATAGCGTTTTTGGTCATGTTCATCGTTTTGACCAATCCACCCATTTTTGGGTTTCCCCAGATACTCATGGCCACCATCAGTGCCACCGTCTTGCACGTCCCGGTCGTTCCCCAAACATGCAGTACAAAGGGAAGTACCTTTAGCGGCTCCAGAAGTACCGACGCGAAGCTGGCCGCCATCATCATCCGTAGCGGAATATTTTCCCGCAGGCCGGCGCACAGGCTTCTCCATGCATCATAACTTCCCGCCTCTTTTACATTCCGGAAAATCACCTCATAATCCATATCCCCCTCATACCGGATGTCTTCTGCATAAGGCGTAAAGGAATTGCCTACCCATCCCAGGCGGTTGATGGACTTCTTTGGGTTCAATATCGCAGGATTAAGGCCTACACAGTCCGAGATATACCGCACCATGTTTTTGGCGTTGTCCGACGTCACCTCAATTCCGTACTGGCTCAGGGCATCCACAATCTTGTTGGTATTGGCGCAGACACTCCGGTCTACTGTGATATGCTGCCAGGCCCCGGACTTAAAATAGGCCAGCGTGATCCGTTCCTCGGCCGTGTCCACGTTTTTCAGAATCTCTATCGGAAGAAGGGGGTGGCTGCAGGCCTGGAAGGGAGCGGGAACCGCATTCTTGTCATAACGGATGGCTCTGACGCCCATGTCATTGGCCGTCCATTCTCCGCAAACCAGTTCCAGCGGCTGATCTGTAAACTTCGTTTTATTCCCGGTCTGTTTCTGACGCTGGGCGTAATCAAGCATGAAGGACTTAAACACGTTATTAAATTCCGTGGCACGTTTTATCCGCCTGGCCTCGTTTCGCAATGCCTCTATGTACTGTGTCCGTTCCACGTTATCTTCTATCTCAAAAATCTGATAGAAAATTTCATCCGGGAATGGCTCCGTCGGCTGCAGGGCTGAAATACCACTCAGCAATTCGTCCTTCGATTTCTCCAATTCTTCTCACCGCCCTTTCATCCTGGTATACCGCTTCCGGGCACTCTTTCAGGCATTCGATTAAATAGTCTATATACTCAAGTCCATGAACCGCTTCCAGAAAATGGGGGGTATCCGGCTGCCTTCTGGCTTCACAGAGAAGGATACGGTACATTTGCAGGTACATCTCTGCCCGCTTCCGGAAGTCTGCCAGCTTCCTGCGCTTCTTCATTTTCAATTCGAACTCCCGCTTCTCCCGGTATGTGGTCGGAACCGATACAGGTATTTGAAAGGCAACGGCCAATTCTTCCGCTGCCTCTGTATTGGAAACTCCCATATAGAGCGCCGCCAGCTTAATCTGATCCCCTCCGGTACCGCAGGAAAAACAGTAAAACCCTTTTCCATTCGGATATAGTTTCATACTGGGCTTTTTATCCTGATGAAAGGGGCAGAGGGACAGCCCTTTTGCATTCGGCGGAAAGCCAAAATATTCCGCTACCTGGCTGATATCTACCCCCTCTTTGACTTTCCGATAGAGGTCTGGATCTTTACATGAATGGGATTCCCTCATCATCTGCCCCCTCTGGGATGTTCATGAATCCGTCGCTGTCCATCTGGCCTGCTGCCGGATGGGTGGATGGGTTGCCTCCGGTGTCCGGCAAAAGGTCGTCCTCCGGGACTTCCGCCTCATCCAGGCCTGCCAGGCTGCGAATCCGAAACAGCTCCGTCACAATCGGCCGGTTCCCGTTGTCTGCCTCGTACTGCCGGCGCCGGAAAATTCCGCCAAACTTCTTCCCGGCCAGGGTCTTCTCATTTCCTTCCTTGTCCCAGGGGAAGGTAAAAGCGTTGGAGCGTTCGATGCTAGTAATGATGCCCTTCAGCCAGGACGTGCCTTTCCCATCCATGTTCTGCTTAAACACGCCGCGCCACTTCGCCCCTGATGGGTTCTGCGCTTTATCTGCATCAAACAATTTTTGAAAAAAGTCTTTATGCTCTCCTTCCGCGATGTCATATAAAATAACAAGCTGCCGGTTTCTATTGGTGGATTCCTTTTCGGCCACCTGCTTAATCACGCAGACATACTTTCCTTTTGGCAACTGTTGTGATTCTCCGGTAAAGGCCGTCGCCTCGTCATATCCCTGTGGTTTTTTTATCATCCTATTTTCCCTCCTCTAAATTCTTTGTATTCTGAATCCCATAATACTCCCGGATGGTGTTGTCCACCAGGAACAGGTCATTGTCAATTTCCAGCTGGTCAAACATTCCCATCGGAGATTTGCTGACTGCTCCGTTGGCCGATTGGGTTATAAACCGATGTTTATCACCGTCCAGAACACAGCGCAACACAATTGTAAACATCCCTTCGACACAGACCTTTTCGTCCAACAGTCGTCCTATCGTTTTCGGCTTCACGTCCCCGCTGTCGTCCTTATCTTCATGCATCATGAAATAGATGATTACGTCCTCCGGAAGTCCAACTACAAACTGAATCAGGTTCCAAAACCGGTCTCCCAGATCATTGTACAGGGAGAATACCCCATTCCCCTTGCCGGCGTTGCTGTGTCCGCGCATAAACTGATTGGTAATCAGGTATCCTGCATCGTCAATCACAATTGATTTTTGCTTGCATCCCTTCAGGGCATTCATAATCTTTGCATAGTCGTCCGTCTGAACAGCGGGTATCTTCCCCTTAAACGGCAGCGGCTTTTTAAGCACATTGATTAGTGCAAAGTCTTTCCCTACGCAGTTACGCATGCTGGCGCTTTTCCCGGCGCCGCTCCGGCCAATAATTAATACAGGTGTCGCCATCGCTTTTCCTCCTTATTTATAGGGAAGAGCATCTTTCAGGTCCTCTTCCGGTTCCGCAGTTCTTTCTATCGTCTTCTCTGTAAATCGGAACTGCTCCAGCGCAGGGAGTAGAATCTGAGCGATGTCTTCTTTTAACACGGTCTGTGTGGCAAAATAAATCATGCTGTCATTTTTCCAATACAGAATTCCATCTCTGTAATTGGGCCGCCCCGGCATATTCTCTGTCTCTTCCAGATCCTTCATGCTGACCAAGTCCACAAACTCCCTATAAACTGCAATCAGTCTCCCGGAGCTGTTCAGCTGCAGCAAACGGAAATCATTAATATGTCCCCGCAGTATGACCGGCGTTTTCTCGACAAAATCTTTGGCAGCCCTCCAACGTTCATAAAAGTCATATCGTGCAAGCTCCATTTCTGCCTGCTGCCCCTCTTTGGTGTAGGTATAGATTTCCCCCTCCTCCGGAAGGTCCCCGATAAGCTCCGCCAGAATTCCCTTTAACTTGTTGGGAACAAAATCCACATCAATCTGGAAGCCCAAGCAGGTATTGCACACTATCAGTTGGTGATGCAACCGGCCTACGGTCAGTCCGGTTGATTTGTACGAATTCGTCAAAATCTTCTTTAACGCTGTGATATTCAAAAACATTTATGTATCCTCCTCGCTTCTTTCGCCGTTTTTCTTCCTGCTTTCCTCTATTTCACGCTGAATCATCCCCAGGACAATCTCCATCTCCTCGAAGGTCAGATGCCAGGCTCCTGTTACCATGATTTTGACAACCCTGGCAGCAATCTCCATCAGCACCTGCATTCGGAAAGGTGTGATTTTTTCGCCATCCATCAGCGTATCCTCAGACTTTCACCGCGGGGATCCAGGTGAGCCCAGTCAACCTGCTTCTCGGCCAGCAACTTTCGGATCGCTTCGTTGTTCGGAACCGGCGGCTGCGGAATCAGGAATTTACCAGGAATGTCATCAATTAATCCGTCAATGACAAGCGGCTGTAATCCTCCATTTTTCTGGATATTGAAGGTGAACAGGGCAGTTTTAAATTTGGTTTTTCCAACGGCGCGCATGTTAGCTTCCAGCGTGTCTTTCAAGTACTGGGAACGGGCCTCCAGATGCCTGCGACGGGCAGCCAGTCGATTCTCTTCCTCCTTCAAAATTTCGGCATCAGCCTTCATGTCCATAATGATTTTGGCATACCCCTCCGCCTTGTCCTCAATTTCACCCCAGACGGCCTCTATTGTGTCCTGTATGGTCTGCTCGTCCACCTCCGGGTCATATAGCATGTCCTGTAATGCGGCATACTCTTCTGTTAAATCGTATAATCTCATTCTTGCATTCCTCCTCGAAATCCCTTACAATAAGGGTGTATTTGTTTTATTAATTACCCGAGCCTGTCCGGTTGCCGCCGGTGGGCTCTATTTCTCCTTCAATTGCCTCTAGCAGCCTCAAAACCTCTCCGCTTGTGTACAACAAGTTTTCTTCTGCCCGCATCCATCCGATTGCAAAGCTCAAGCGGATCTCCTCTGGTTTCCGATTCGATAGCTCTGTCAGCAGAATCTCTTTTGTGGTAGTTCTAAGCATCCTTCTCCCTCCTCTCCCTTACAACATCCCCGCCGCCCGTAAAAACACCCCGGCCGCAATAATCCATCCGTATGTCATCCACACCATCATGCTGGTCATCCGCTCTACCTGCTTGTTTGCTTCTGCCTCTCGTGCCTGCTTGACAGCCTCGGGGCCATCGTTATAATGTTTGTGCATTGGTATCACCTCCCCTTGGATCTTTACCTAAATATTTATCAATCAGTTCTTGGGAGATGTAATATGTATAGCGTTCTCCCGTCATTGCTTCCGCAATCCCAATCGGTAGTTTTCCACGCCTCATCAAAACTCTTACTGCAGGTTCCGGTATCCCGAGCTGTTGGCTTGCTGACTTCACAGTTACGCCTAGATTAGATCTTCTCACTTTCTCGCATCCTTTCCTATTTCTTGCTTTTTCATATTCCCTGCCCTATACTGTACTTACAGGCCCCGCCAGGCCGAGTACAAAGGAAAGGGAAATCATAATTTATGTCTAACCTTGACAAATCCTTAGAATCATTAATTGGGTTTCAAAAATCCATTGACCGATTAACAAAAAATCCATTTGAATCATTTTTTAAGGAGCAAGAACGGATGATTAAATCATTCACCACCCTTAATCCACTTATTGAGTCTACAGACGCCATTAGGAAAGCTTTTAATCAGCCAATAATTGATATATCACAAAAACTTTCTGTCATGTACGATGGCATGGCATTGAATTCAATTACCAATATGTTGGCTCAATACTCTACCATGTCAGAACCCTTTCGACAAATCGCTACTCAGTTGGATGGCTCCGCACTTTTAAATCTCCAGAAAACAGTTGCCAATGATTCCTTTCAGCAGCAAATAAACAGCATTCAAAATAGTTTGGCCTCATTTTCTTCTACATTTAATTCAATAGCTATTCACGATAATTATGTTGACATGCCAACCCGTTTGATTCCTGATGATTTTAATTACACCGAAATAGACAGCGGCATTACGCATGAATCTGAAAAAAACTTGCCTGGTTCCACCAATGTTAAGAGGCTATCTATTCCCGATGCCATAACCGTTATATGTAATTTAATCACGCTGTTTTTTACTATAATAACTTTTCTTCAAGCGCAACAATCTTCTATCCAACAACAGGAAAACCACGAAGAACTTGTCCGTTTGGAGCAGCAGCAAATTTCCTTACAGAAAACGGAAAACAAATTGCTACAGGTTCAAATTGATGCAACTGAAAAAAATGCCGAGTATCTTTTAGAGCTTCTTAATCGACTCCAAGAAGCTGACGAAGGTTCTCTTGCAGCTCTTTTTCCAACTGAAGCTGCTCTGTCAGATACTGATTCGAAATCTCAATGTGGCCATTCAAAAGCTGAGCCTGCTGATTCACTAAATCCCATAAAATCTGATGACACTGAGCGTTTTGATGCTGAACACGGTAACTTTGGACCGCACTAAGTATTTGCATAAAGCTAAGTACAAGAATCCACGCTTTCCACGCCGGAATGCGTGGTTTTTTCTCTTTCTCCATCTCACCCTCCTTCTTTTTCTTTTAGTGAATTAAATTCACTATTTGAAGCAAAAAAAATTTCATCCCTTTTGTTTCTTGATAAGTTTAACACTTGCGATAATGCACAGATTTCAGACCCTTTAAAATCTCCTGACTTCATTCGATTATATAAGGTTTCCCTTAAAATTCCAGCCTTTTCTGCAACAGATGTTACTGTCATTCCAGAATCTTCTATGCATTTCTTCAAGGCCATTGTATCCGTCACGCTCTCACCTCCTTGTTGATTTATATTCACTATAGCACCTTAGTGAATTAGTGTCAACACTTTTAAACAATTTTGTTGATTTTTTTTCACACATGTGTTATTATCGACTTATAGAAAGGCGGTGCTTATATGCTTGAATTATATAAGAATATCAAACGATTACGAGAAGAAAAAGGAATGTCACAAGAGACACTTGCAAAACTTACGGGCTATACAGACCGCTCCTCTATCACCAAGATAGAAAAGGGATTAGTTGACTTACAGCAATCAAAAATAGAGTTATTCGCCAAAGCTCTTGGAACCACATCATCCAAATTATTTGGATGGGATAACAACATCGCCCCCATCACCAACGGAACCAAACAAAAGCGCCCAGGCGTCACCATTAATGTTCTTGGCCGAGTAGCCGCCGGAACCCCAATAGAAGCCGTAGAAGATATTATAGACACGGAAGAAATCACGGAGGAAATGGCTTCCACTGGTGAATTCTTTGGATTACAAATTGATGGCGATTCTATGGAACCAAAAATGAGTAAAGGTGATGTGGTCATCGTTCGCCAGCAAGATGATGCCGAATCCGGTGATACTGTTATAGTAACCATCAACGGGACCGATGCCACCTGTAAGCGGATCAGGAAGTACCGTGATGGTATAGAACTCATTTCTACTAACCCTAGTTATGAACCAATGTTTTTTTCGAACAAAGATATTGTGAATAAGCCTGTAAAAATTATTGGTAAGGTTGTTGAGTTAAGATGTAAATTTTAATTACGATTAATATATTCAATGGTTTCTAGAAAAACTCAGGGAGGGCGCCATATGAAATTTGGAATGAGAAAAGTAAGTCCTATGAAATCCTTTAAGGCCAGGACCACCGGCCGGGCCAAAAGGGCTGTCAAGAAAGCGATTATCCCAGGATACGGCATATATTCCAACACGGCGGCTTTTCGCACAGCTCTATATGCTCAAGCTTATGTTTCCTGACCATGATAAATGGAATAATTATTACTTGAACGAGTTTGGAAAATTATTTCGCATATATAAACCTTATATATCAAAAAAGCATTTGGACTTTCCATATAGGTGGAAATCCATGTTGAAAATATAATAAAAGCCCCAGGAGCTGCGAACTCCCAGAGCTTTTCACACAGATTACTCTTGCCGGAATGCTCCAGAACGATATAACCTATCCAATCAATAGAATTATATCATTCCTGGAGCGTCCTGGCAAGGGGCGTATTTTTTATACCCAAAAAGAGGAGGAATGATATTATGAAATTGCCTAACAAATACGGCTGTGTTTACAAAATGACCGGAAAGCGCCGGCGCCCCTATGCCGTCCGAATAAAAGTCGGGGAGCATGACAACGGCACACCTATCTACAAATACCTTGGCTACTTCGAGAAGTCCGCGGATGCCTACACCTTCCTGGCGAAATACAACGAGGGACTTGTCACACCCGACAACCGGCTCAAAAATGACATTCTATTTCGCCAGGTATTCGACGAGTGGATCACGGAGCACGAGCGTTACAAAGATGTTGGCAAGCAGGCTCACGCATCCTACACACTCGGTTTCGCCCAGCTCAAGGATCTCCACGATAAGCAATTCGCTCTTCTAAGGATTGACGATCTCCAGGCCCAGATTGACAAGTTGGAGAACATGTCCGAATCCACCATCCAGAAACCGATAACACTCTTACATTTCCTTTATAAGTACGCCATGAAAAAAGAGTATGTTGATAAAGACTATTCTCAGTATATTATACGTGTTTCTGCCAAAGAAAAGCAGCAGTTGCACAAGGCATTTTCCCATGACGAAATAAAGAAACTGTGGAAAGACGGTTCCGATGATGCAAAGCGGATTCTGATTTTTATTTACACCGGATTCCGTGCAACCGAGCTTTTAGAGATAAAAAAAGAACAAGTCCATTTAAAGGATAACTACATAATCGGCGGCAAGAAAACAGATGCCGGTAAGAACCGTGTCGTCCCTATCCACAAAAAGATACTGCCCCTTGTCCGAGCATTCTACCAGGCATCCAGCACGTATCTCCTCGAAGAAAACGGCAAGCCGATCACATATATGCATTTCAAAGATTATCATATGATCCCTCTCATGGAGAGACTCGGCATGAAGCACACATTACATGATACCCGACATACTTGCGCCTCTCTCATGAAAGAATATGAATGTGACGACCTATACAGGAAACTTATCATGGGGCACAGGGTAGAAGACCTGACCGACAGAGTCTATACCCATGTGGAAATTGCCCGTCTTGTTTTGGAGATAAATAAAATCAAAATTTAGTTTGTGTATCTTTTGTGTATCACTTGTGTATCGCTAACTCATTTTTCAATATTTTGTAATACTCAGGCACCGCATAAAACCTAGGAATTTTCCACCTATTCCACCCGCTTTAATACTTTTATTTTATGACGATATATAGAGAATATGCATGTTCCGGGATATTTGCCAACTTTATGTGTATCTTTTACCAAGCGCTTCATATGATGCTACATTCTATGTTGGCATTATGAATTTATCTTTTACTGGCGGCCGGATCACTCCTGGGGGCCAACAAAAACGTCTTGATTTCTGCTTTTCACGCAGAAGCTCAAGACGTTTTATTCTCATCTGGTACATATCGGCAAATCTCTTCTATTTCGCAATTCAGTATTTCACATAATCGATTTAAAGTACTTGTTTTTACAATCTCGTTGTGGCGCAAACGGAAAAGCTGTGCTTCGTTCACGTGATGAGTATGGATTAAATCATACTGTGATACACCCTTTTTCTTCATGGTATCCCATAGCCTGTCATAAGTTATCATATTTTACCCCTCGGTCTATTGCCGGTAGTGTCAAGTCTGACACTCCGTTTTTTATTAAAAACCTCGTGTTTCCAAGGATTACACCACTTTTTTAAAATAAAAAAGCAATGACCTCCCCTTTTTGGTATAATGTAATCACCACAAAAACATCACAACCAAAGGATTGATCATTGCTATGGATAACATTATACTCTATTTACTTACTGTAATTCAAGAACAATACAAAACTATTTGCTGGCTCCTGAACTTCATCTGCAGATATATCCCTCTCAAGCAGTGGGCCTTCGATGATTCCCACTCCCCTAAATACCACAAATTTACCACTGACCGCCTCCCTGTCATCAAGCCTTTCATCAAACAAGACTGGCAGTTCCTACTGGAATACTACCTCTGGAAGTATGGTAAAACCGTCAGGTCGGTCCAGCGGCGCAACGGGAAATCCGTTCCCGAGGATACCGTCTGTCCCCTCTGTGGCGCTCCCCACCACTATCTCTATGATAATAATGGCGGCAACGGACAGTACCAGTGCAAGGTCTGTGGACAGACGTTTGTCACTGGGGAGGTTGTTACCTCCCCAGTCCGTTTCGTGTGCCCTTACTGTGGACACACCCTTGTCCCGAAAAAGGACCGGAGGTTCTTCCGCATCCACAAATGTGTCAATCCAAAGTGTTCCTTCTATCTGCATAACCTCTCCAGGGTTGAGAAAAAACATCTGGATGAGGATCACGGTAAAAATAAATACAAGCTCCATTACCTCTACCGGGAATTCACCGTGGATTTCTTCCGCATAAGCTTAGACTCCCTGCCTAAGAACGCTTCCTCCCTGAAATTCTCTAAGCACAACGCACACATCATGTCCCTGTGCCTTACCATGCATGTCAACCTCCAGCTTTCCCTCCGAAAAACTGCCCAGGCCTTAAACGATCTCTATGGCATCCGGATTTCCCACCAGCAGGTTGCCAACTATGCCAGGACAGCCGCCCTTGTCATCAAACCCTTCGTTGACCACTATGAATACCCGAAATCTTCCGTATTCACTGCCGATGAGACCTATATCAAGGTACGCGGTATCAAAGGATACATCTGGTTCATCATGGACGCTGCCTCACGCTCCATCCTCGGATACCAGGTTTCAGACAACCGATCGGTCGGACCCTGCATTCTCGCCATGCGCATGGCGTTCCAAGGCCTAACGAAACTCCCTGAGAAGTTCCGGTTCATTGCCGATGGGTACAGCGCCTATCCGCTGGCCGCCCTGCAGTTCGCTCAGGAGCTGGGGGAAGGCTTCAAATTTGACATCACCCAGGTAATCGGACTCACAAACGACGATGCCGTCTCCAAGGAGTTCCGTCCCTACAAGCAGATGATCGAACGGCTCAACCGTACTTTTAAATCCACTTACCGGGTCAGCTGCGGCTACGATAATTACAACGGCGCAAACGATAACGTGGCACTCTGGGTCGCCTACTACAACTTCCTGCGTCCTCACAAGCACAATCATTATCAGGTGCTCAATAAAGTCGATATGCTGGAAGACGCAGACAACATGCCCGGTAAATGGCAGCTCCTGATCCTGCTCGGACAGCAAACCATCCTCCATCTGCAGGAACAGCTGGCGGCTGGCTAAATCTGTTCTTAGATTCCAAGCCAGAGGGACAAAACGCAGCCATCCCGAAGGGACCTGCCCTTGATGGCACGCCAAACCAATGCTACCATGCTGTGACTACGACGGTGAAATGTTATCTGTTCTTGAGTTCTTCGCCGTCGGTAAGACGTTCAGAGCATTGTTTTGGCGTGCCGTCAAGGGTGGCGGGAACTGCCGATTTCTTACATATCTGCAATTTTCAAGGTTCTAATGTTGCCAGTTCACCCGGCTTCGGGTTTTCATAATTCACTTGACACTACCCTATTGCCATATCATTATTATTGCATTAAAATATGATTATTAATATTGTGCGTATACGAACAATATATACTGACAAAAATCACTTTTGCGAGGGGCGATAAAAGAATGAAAAACCACAGAAATCGTTTAAAGATTAATATCATGTACTACTGGTCCGTTATCAGCCTTGCCGTAACTGGTTCGGTCTGCCACATTGTCCATTATGTGAAAACAGGGCGAGTGCCCCCAAAAAAACCAAAGTACAGCCAAGAGGAGCTTCGGGAAGAATTGAGAAAGATTGCTGAAGAATATGAAAAGGCCCCAGTTGAGGGTCCGGGACCTGAAGAGTAGGATATTGGGGGCGAGGCCAATGGAGAGCATGCCTCCCGGCGTCGCCCTTTTTTGATTATAGCGCGGGCATATCTTTTGCCCCCTATATCCAACAAACGGATAAGGGTATGGTTTTGTGACTTAGGTACGCTTATATTTTGTACCGTCTAGCAATCTCGTCATACTCAGCAATCTGTAATGCTCCTTGGTCATCCGTTACCATACATTTACCCTCATTTACTCCTTTATCTGGGCAAAGTAGATACTTACGGCCGTCCGGCGCCGCCTGATAACCTGTCAGCATATATCCTGCAGCATCAAACAAATACCATGCGGATGTTCCTGTTGTGACCTCCATCAGCCAGTACCAGCCGCCGTGTGCGTAACTTCCGTCTTTATACTGATACCACCAGCGCTGCCCATCCGCAGCAGGAAGAAAACCTTCATGGTTTTTTTTAGGCCACGTGGTGATGAACTTGTCCGGCGTGCCATATTGCTGCCGGAGCTGTGCCGTGGTACTGCCCCAATCCGGCAGGTATAGATGTGGCTTATCCACAATGCTGTGCCAGTCTCCACCCCAGCCCAATCCCAGCTGCTTACCGATGGCCCCAACCTTCCCGAAGAAATTGCCGGACTCATTGTATGCTCCGTTCCCGTCGTTTCGGAAGAAGTCAAACGCAATGCCCCACTGGTGCTGTGAACTGTAACTGCTACCCCTGGCATTTGTCACGATATTCCCAGGCTTTGTTCGGCCCTGGGCATACAGTTCCTCTTGTTCCGCCACGGTTCGAAAGCACTCTCCAACCTTAATAATTAACCCTTGCTTTTTGCATTCCTCTACAAGTCTCCCTGCCAGCTCCTGCAAGCGGGGATGGCACATTGTTATATCTCTCATAGCCTTGTCCTCCTAGAATATATTATGCGAAAAGGCCCAGTATGTCCCAGGCCCTATGTACTGCTGTTGCAACGTCGCAACGCCGGCGTCACCCTGCCGGCCGGGAGATAGACGGATCACCATCCTCTCTACTGTCCACTGCCACTTTTAAGTTGCTTGTACATCTGGTTAACCCCCGTAGCTGCAAGGCCAGATACAACGCCTACCGCTGCCGCGTTGATGATATCTGTTGCCGGGTAATCGGGCATCGTATACATGCCTACAACACCCAGAGCGGCCCCAATTACGCCGCAAATCACCGGCAGCCACTTATTGTCTACCGATGTCGCCTTAACCGCCATAGCGGCCAAATAACACAGTGCTGTGATTCCTGCCACACTTGCAATTCCAAAATCCATACCTTATACCTCTCTTTCTTTTTCTAAATCTGTGATACGGTGGTTTGCAACCTTAATCTGCTCCTGGATGACCGCCTGGGCCTCCTCCAGTTTGTATGTCCGCTCTATCACCGTATTATGCTTATCTACCTTTTTTTCCAGTTGTTCCAGCCGATAATTGGTCAACTTCGCCGACGTTATGACACCGGCAAAAGCGCCGATGCCACTTCCGACCAGCGTAATTAGTGCAATTATTATCTCTGTTGGCATCTCCCCCTCCTATTCTGTCGGGTGGTCTTCCAGCCACTTCTCGGTCTGCGCCCGCCACAAAGGTGGCACATCCTCCAACTTCCGCTCTCTGGCCTGAATCTTAATCCCGTAAAATCTAGCCATCACAGTGTGCCTCCTTCCATCTGCGCCGCCAGGGTACTTGTTACCGCTCCCAGGTCCTCAAGTGCCCCGTCCTGCACCTGCTGCCCCAGCTCCAAAGCGTCCAAACGCCGTTCCTCCGTCGTTTTCTCGCGTAGGCTATAAGTTGTAAGCACCGTACCGTCGGAGGCCACCACGGACGTTTCAGACACCAGCACAAGGTCGGTATAGGTTCCGACCGTCAGCCCGGCGCCGTTTTTAATCTGCACAGCAGCCAGGTTGTCCGGAGTAAGCAGCTCCCAAGTGGCAAGCATCGCCGCACGGTCAGCGGACAGCACCTGTAATGCTCCCAGGCTGGCTCCGGCCTCAAGTTCAATTTCGGCTCCATTTTTTAAAATCAGTTTGTCTTTGTTCATCTTCTTTCCTTCTTTCTTTTATTTTTTGTATATATAAAAAGAGTCCTAAAGGACTCTTGATATTTCTGGTTAAATGGCGAGAGTTTTGGGGTCAATCCGTCTTACCCTGGTTTTCCTAAAATATGGGGGCATGTATTTACAAACAATGGAAA